CGCCAGTGGCAGAAAAAACCATCACGGTTGACGACCTGCTGATTAGCTCAGCTTTCGTTTATGACCTTGATGAGACCCTTTCTCATTACGATCTACGCTCAGAAATTAGCCGGAAAATCGGCTACGCCTTGGCGCAAAAGTATGACCGTTTGATCTTCCGTGCTATCACACGTGGTGCACGTGCTGCCTCTCCTGTTAGTGCAACTAACTTTGAAGAACCAGGCGGTACTCAAATCCGTGTTGGTACTACTACCAATGCATCTGATGCATACTCTTCATCTGCTCTGGTATCAGCCTTCTATGACGCTGCTGCTGCAATGGATGAAAAGGGAGTGAGTTCAGACGGACGTTGCGCTGTCCTGAACCCCCGCCAGTACTACGAATTGATCCAGGCTGTTGGTTCTAACGGTCTTGTGAACCGTGACGCTCAGGGCACTGCTCTGCAAGGCGGTCAGGGCATCATCGAGATCGCTGGTATCCACATCTACAAGTCCATGAACATTCCGTTCTTCTCACAGTACGGAACTAAGTATGGCACTGGCTCTGCTACGAACCCCGGTGTGGCCGATCCCGGTAACACTGGTGATTTCGTATCTGAAGCACTTGAAGATGCTGCTAACGATGTCACTGGCATTAACAACGAGTACGGCGAAGAGACTGAGTTCGCTAACAGCTGTGGCCTTATCTTCCAACGCGAAGCGGCTGGTGTTGTTGAAGCAATCGGTCCTCAAGTACAGGTAACTTCTGGAGATGTTTCTGTCATCTATCAGGGTGATGTACTTCTCGGACGTCTCGCAATGGGCGCAGATTATGTGAACCCTGCTGCTGCAGTCGAACTGTTTGCTGGTACTGCCACCAAACCTGCTGCATTCTGATTTTTATCAACCTATGGGGTCTCTTCGGAGGCCCTTTTTTTTAATTTTAAATTATGGCTTTTCCTACCACTAACTTGCAGCAAGAGCTGCCAGCTGTAAACCAAATCCTACAGTCATGTGGTCAAGCGCCTGTGACAACCCTAGATCAAACCAACCCGGACGTTGCGATTGCCTATCAGACTTTGCTTGAAGTCTCACGGGAAGTACAGGCGGAAGGATGGTCATTCAATAAGGAATCACATTATGAAATGGTTCCTGATACAAACAAAGAAATACTTATTGCAAATAACATCTTACAGATTGACGCTACAAGAAATGCAGCCAATGTCGAATTGGATGTAGTACGTAGATCTGGAAAGCTGTACGACAAAGCAAAACATACATATCAATTTGATGAGAACCTGTCTTGCGACATTGTCTGGTTACTGGATTGGGTAGACCTCCCAGTACCAATTGCGGATTACATCACATGTAAGGCTGCAGCAATTACGTCGTCACGACTTGTTGGTGACACTGACCAATACCAAATTCTCCAACAAAAAGCAGAGTCCTCTAGAGCAATGGCAATGGAGTATGAATGTAACCAAGGTGATTACACAATCTTTGGGCACCCTGGAGACACTAATACTTATAGAAGCTACCAACCGTACAACGCACTATACCGATAAATGCCAGCAGTAACTCAACGGATACCGAACTATCTTGGTGGAGTATCTAAACAATCAGATGATAAAATGCTTCCAGGACAGGTCCGTGAGTGCTACAACGGATTTCCTGATGCTACATACGGATTAACCAAAAGGCCTGGCTTTAAACATATTGCCAATCTTGTTGACAACACACCTGAAGCAAAATGCAAATGGTTTTACATCAACAGGGATGATGATGAAATCTATGTAGGAAGAATATATGGCGGTAATTTTGGATTTAATTACCCCGGAGTAGCTGCCAACATAGAAGTGTGGAACGCGTTGACTGGTGTGAAGGCAACAATCACGTATGAAAGCGGTACTGTCCCCTACCTTTCAGGTAATAGGGAACACTTCAAACTTGTGACTGTACAGGATACAACCATTGTCATTAACACTAGTAAAGTTGTAGCGGCTAAAACAGCAATTACAACCACTACTAAGACTGATGGAACTGTTGTCTTGAATACAGCAAGTCCAAGTAATGAATACATCGTTACTATTCAAGGTGTTGATGCAGTCATGACATCAGATGCGAATGACTTTACATTCGACGATATTCTTACTGACAAAAACAACCACAACCTAAAGCAAGCAATTGAAGCATTAATCACTGCTCAGCAATCAGCAAACAATGCTGACTTCACCGGAACCTGGACAGTGACAAGAAACGGTACGTCTAGTTTGGACATCAAACGTGTAGTCAATGGTGTAGATACTGCATTTTCTTTGGCTGCCCGCGGTGCACTAACGAACCAAGGTCTTACTGCATTCCAGGATGAGGTAGCAAGTGTAGGTTCACTTCCTCTTGAATCGAAGCATGGCCGTATAGTCAAGATCCTCAATACAGCTACAGCAATTGATGATTACTATGCAAAATTTGTTGCTGATAACGGAGTAAGTGGACGTGGATATTGGGAGGAGTGCTTAGCTCCAGGTGTGTCATCAGGGCTCGATAACACAACAATGCCACATGAGCTGGTGAATACAGGCTTGAATACCTTCACCTTCAAAAAAATCTCATATACAGATAGGTTGGTAGGTGATGACACGACAAATGAACAACCTAGTTTTGTTGGGGAAAAAATTACCAACGGATTCTTCCACAGTAATCGTCTCGGGTTTCTGTCAAAAGATAATGTATGTATGAGCCAATCAGGTGAGTACTTCAATTTCTATTTTAAGTCAGCACAAACTGTACTGGACTCCGATCCAGTTGATGTGAGCTGTTCATCAATCCGTCCAACAGCACTGCACTCGGTACTGCCTACTGCTCAAGGTGTTGTTCTTTTCTCTGCTAAGCAGCAGTTCATGCTGTTCTCAGATAGTGGAGTACTGACACCATCGCTTGCAACAATCAGATCTATCTCAAACTATGAGATGGACTCAGGTATTGATCCTGTTGATGTAGGTACGAATATCAATTTCATCAGCAAAACACCAGGATATACAAGGGTATTTAGCATGGTGACGAGGGGTCAGCAAGAACCTCCACAAGTGCTTGATTTATCGCGAGTAGTGAAGGAGTGGATATCTCCTGATATTGATCAAATTGTGGCAAGCCCACAGAATTCAATGATTGTTTTGAGCAATCAAAGTTCCAAAGAGATTTATATCTTCCGTTATTACAATGACGGTAAAGAAAACTTGATGGAATCTTGGGTTAATTGGACTATGCCAGGTCTTACTCAATTCAGCATCATTGATCAAGATGACATGTATGCAGTAACAAGACAAGGTACTCAACTTGTTTTATCCAAAGCTGCACTAAGTCAAAGTCCTGAGCAGGCAATTCTTGTAAACAGTGATGGTATTAAAGTCAACCCATGTATGGATCTTTATGCTGTTGCTAGTAGCGTTGTCTATGACTCAACAAATGAACTGAGTAAATGCTATCTGCCATATAATGATATCGCTTCATTGTCACCAGTATTGCTAATCAAAGGTGGACAAAGTGATTCCTTATATCTTGATGGTGCTCCCCCTCCGCAGTCACTTAATGACTTAGTTGAATCTGGGTTTACAATTACACCTGATAGAGGTTCCGACAGTAACGGGGCTTATTTTATTGTTCCAAATGAAAATCTAACCAGCATTGCGTCAAGCGTCATTGTAGGTTTTAAATATAACTTCGATGTTCGTTTGCCTAAGACATACTACCGACCTGATCCTAAAGAAGCTGATTACACAGCAAGTTTAACGTTGGCGAGGATGAAGTTTTCAGTTGGGTTGTCAGGCGAGATGAGCTTTAAAGTCAAACAAAAGGGTCGTCTTCCATATAAGGTGTCGCTAACAGGCGACGGTTCTACAACAGTCTTTAGCTTTAATAAAAACGAGTTGGACTATGTAGAAAAAACAGATATAAAAGTTTCAATTGATGGTATTCGTACTGTTGATTTTTCAGTGACAGGTGATACAGAGATTACTTTTAATACTGCACCTGCATCTGGCGCAGTCATTCACTTTTATATCGATGAATGGTTTGCTGTTAATCCAGTTATTACAACCAATACATATATTGCGAATGACATCCCATTGGATAACCAAAACGTATTTACAGTGGCACTACATCAAAGAACAGAAAACGTAGACATTCGCATGTTTAATAATTCACCATTCCCAGTTGCTGTCAACGCAATGATGTGGGAAGGAAACTATACACCTAGATTCTATAGGAGAAAATAATGCCGTTTGGAGCCGGTCAAAGAAGAAGGGAGCAGGTAAGACAAGAAAATAAGCTACACAAAATCCGTAAAGAAGAGTGGAGGGAGTTAGAAAAAGAGCGCAAAAACAAGTATAACTTCGACAAAAAGAATTACGAAAATCAAGTAAAGCAAGCGGAAGAAAACGCTCGATTTCAAGAAAAAGGCTTAATCGAGAATTACGAATATAGCGAACGGATTAAAGACTTTGAATATAATCAAGCTAGCCGTGCACGTGATAAGTCAATAGATCAAGCTAATATTCAAAAAAGCTTTAATGAAATCGCTTATGAAGCTGCTTGGACACAGCAAAACAATAAGCTACAAGATGATCTACTTGGAATTTTATTCGATGAAAAAGAAGCATTTTTAGACTACAAAGCTAATAGCACTGGTCTACAAATAAAAAAACAGAACGCATTAGTTGCAGCTGATTTTAAAGAGGCAGGCAACAAAACAAAGTTCGCATTTGATAAGGGTTCTTTATCAATAGAAAGAAGTACTAAGCGCAGCGAAAGTCAGATTGATGCTCAAAAAGCAATTCTTGAAGGGATGAAAGCAGCCGGAGCCATTAGGGCGAGGGGATCTAATGGGCGGTCTTCCGCAAAGAGTGCTCTAGGTGTGTTGGCTGAATCAGGTGCAATGCAAGCAAACATTGCCAATTCCCTGATGTATGCAGAACAAAGTATGGATTTAGGTGTAGCTCAATTGCATGACATGTTCATCTTAGATCAGGCGATGGTAACTGCTGCTAGAGATCAAGCAAGAAACGATGCTCAATTTGGACAGACTAAGCTAGATGCTGCAAATGAACTGAATAAAGATAAACTTGAAGCTAGTAGAAAGAGCGCTATAAAAAGGAATGCTGTTGTAAGGCAGGAAATCATGAATGCACGTTTCCAAGCGGATATGAACGCTAACGCATCAATACTTTTAAAGCCAGAAAGAATGGAACGAGCACCAGATCCAAGGGAGATTTATGAAGAATACGACAACCCGGAAACGAAAAAGTACGTTGAACTCTTCTACAGACCAAAAGTAATTGAATTCCCTAAATATGTACCTACGAGAGAACCACAACGTGAAGACGTTAGGGGACCACGTGAAGACGTAGCACTTTCTAATATTATGGATGGTATAGGGCTTGCTTCACTGTTCGCAGGTGGTATTGGCGCTATTGGACCTGGATTGGGACTGTTTGGTGGTGCATCCAAAACATTCCTAGGTATGGGTGCTACTACATGGTCGACCCTTGGAACAACACTAGGAGGATTCAGGGGGTACGCTAGATAATGGCGGAATTTAAATCACAAACTAGAGAAGGTAGTTTTAAAGCTAATCAAATACAAACGCCTGACGAAGTTAAAAAGCTGCAAAATGCTGCTAATAGGCGAATAAAAGGCATGAATGCAGCTCAAGCCCAGCTTGAAGAAACCAGACAGGTCTTTTTAAGAGCAAAAGAAGTTGCCGATAGATTAACTAATGAAGGTAACAGAGTAGCAAGCGATATTAGTTCGCAAAACTATAAGGCTCAAAAGGACGGTTATGAGCAAGAATTAAAATACCTGGTAAAACAAAACGAAGTTAAACAAAAAGAAAAGGCGGCTAAATATAAACTTCTTGAAAACTTTTCAAAAACTGCGTTTAACGTAACCAAAGGGATTATTGACCAGAACAAAGAAAACTGGTTGAAAACCATTAACCAGGTAGCTGTAACAAATGGTCTTGATTATGACACGCTAAATAAAGTCTCACAATTAAACAGTGAGATGACTATGGCTGAATATCAAAGAACTGATGTTGTACAGCAATGGTTACAAGAAGGTAAGTCTCAAGAATTTATTGACGCTACCTACCATCATTTGTTGAAAGGAGGAGGCTATACAAACTACATTGAAAACTCATTTGTTTTAAAACAACAGAGTGTAAAAGACAGTAGTGCCTTCCAAACTGTAATTGCAGATGATAGTTTGACACCAGAAGAAAAGCTTTTAAGGCTTGATCAAATTGAAACGGATTTAGTAGCAGGTATAAAAGTTAATGGTCAAATACCTAGTCCTGAATTCTTGGCAGAGCACTATATTCCGGCTATCAAAGCCGCTAAGCAAGAAGCTAGGCGAGCAATTAATGGGGAAATTAGAACAGCTGTTGCGGATAAAAATCAAACCACGAGAATTCAACTAATAACGAATGCGTATCTTGGTGATGGTATTACCAAAGACCCTAAAGGGATGTTGCGGCTATTCAGTCAAAACAACCCTACGCCTGCAAAAAGAGTTGAAATGACAGAAGTAGCTGTTAATGCAGGAACTCTGGAAGACAACATCAAATTAGCTAACACTAAATTTGAAGGTCCAAATGGTACGTTAATCACATTGATGGACTATCCAGATAGTGCTGCCATATTGAATAAGGCAATCCGAGCTAAGCAACGTGAAAGGCGTGACCAGGTTGACGATCGAGCCCGCTTAGAAAGGGAAATAATGGATCAGGAGATTCGAGCTAAAATTGAAGAAGCTTATGGTGACGCTGACAGCTTAACTGAACAAGAATTAGAAGACATTAAGGTATGGGCACTCGATAGATACGGAGTGCTGGAACAGGAAAGCAAGGTTATAGAACAAGCTGCGAAATACACAATCGAACAGCGGGCAATTCCTGAGATGGAAGAAGCTTTGAAAGAGTATGTAGCAACGGGAAATGCATCTCTTAATGGCCTCGAAAATTTTGGTCCTATGCCTGTATCGCTGAAAAATAGATATACAGACATTATTAACAAGCAATCAAGAATCCGTAATTCAAAAGATTACCAAGATGCCCTAAAAGTCTTTGAAAAAACCATCAAAGGTGAAATTAATAAATACGCTAAATATGTAGAGGGTGGTTACAACAGTGCTGATGTGCAGTGGTATTTCCAAAAACAAAGGAGGAACTTTGTTGACAAAGTAACAGCATACAGCGAAATAAAAACAGAACAAGAAGCTATTCGACTTGCCCAA